CCGAAAAACGGGCGACTCCGCCTAGGGCATGTTAAGACCCTTGGTGAATCGATTAACCGGAGGTATTCTCCTCCTGTTGCTCTGCCAACTTAGCCCAACCCACCGGGACCTCTTAGGTCCCGGGCCTGATGGTCTCAGCTGAGACCCACCTACGTTTCAGTGCGACCCCGTAGGGGGTCACGGAACGTGACAAGTGGTCGTGGTCAACGGACTCGCCCCACGTGAGTGGAGAAGCCGTTCGAGGGCGATTGCCCAAGAGCCACAAACACTTACCAAGAGCGCCGTCCCCGTCCAAGGGATCATCGCTCTTCGGTGAATACGCTGTCCAGCATTGGAATTCCTTCCGTTGCAGGGAGCGATTCCACCGGCTCTTTGGCGTACCCTTTGCAAGGTAATGCCATCCGAGCGCGGAACTGTCCGGGTCTATCTCGGGCAATCGCCCAAGTAGACTCTCGATGCTTTTCCTCATAAGCATCGCAGTCGCCGTGTAACCAGATGAAAAAAGTTGGTTACTGGTAGCGACCCATGACAAGATCCGTGACGCGTCCCGTCTGCTTGCAGGAGCCTGCTCTCGCAGGTACACAGGAGTAATCCTATGACCATCGAAGCAGTCCTCGCCGCAAGACTCTCTGAACTTTCCAGTCCAGAAAGACTTCCGGCGGTTGACCTTGAGACCCATGTGCTCAAGATCATCGCAAACATTGCTGGCCTCGTCCACGGGAACGATCAAATCGTCCCCGTAAACATGGACACTGCGCGCGAATTCGCGGACAGTATCCTTGTCGGGAAAACCACCAACTCGCCGAATACGACTCGCAATAATAATAATAAAAAACGCGAGCGATTCGACAGGGAAGGTGACTGCGGATCCCATGGACGCAAACTTGCGGAGGACCTTCGTAGGTCCATTAGCGAGTTGCGCGCTCATGCTTCTGCTTGCCAAAAGCAGCTCCTTGAACTGAGGAGCACTCTCGAACAGCATAGCGACGAGCGCTAACCCAACACGATCGGAGGCTTCAGACAGGTCTAGTGTGGCCAGATGACCACTCTTCGACCCTTCCTTCGCCAGCATCTGATTCTTCGTTTGGTCTCGGAAATTAATCCGGCCAGACGTAAGAGGCGCTTTTTCAAGGCGCTCAGTCAGATGGTTCCGCAGGGCCTGCTGCGCATACTGCATGCACGCAGGCTCAACCGCGATAACCCTAGGTGTTGAGGCAGTCTTAGGTACGAATACAACCCTCACAGGTTGCTCGTTCCAGGATTCGACGAACCGAACCGGATCAACCCCCTCCTCGTCGGAGGGAAGGCTTGCCTGGGCTCGACCGAAGTCTGCCCAAGTAAAACCTGCCTGTTCGAGGCGTCGATGCCAAGTTCGAAACAGCCAACGCGAGTTACGCGAAAGCCGCTCGCCAGTGGCGCCCCTCCCGTGTCTCGGTCTAAGGCCAAGCCAAAGACCATCGTCAAGACACAGGGAACCAACAACCTCAGCAGCTACCAGACGGCAGTAGCGCCAGAGTTGCCCATTGGGCTCCATCTGAACTTCGTCGTCGCATTGAAGGTACGCGTCCGCCGCGGCCCGTTGGCGCTCTTGCGAGCACTGCTGGGCCGGCTTCTTCGCAAATAAGGCGATTTGCCTCACAGCGGAGATGCAGTTAACGGAAGGCGAATCCAACAATTTCCCTGTTTTGTCAAAGATCTGGCGCAGGAACCCCGACATAAATGCCGGGAAACCCGGGCTCGCCCCGCGTGAGAACGCGGGAAAAGCTCGAGGAGCCACCAGAGCGTCCGCAAGGCTTCTCTCGAAGTGCTTGCTAAACTCCGGAAGGGTAATCGTGATAAACGATTCACCCTCGTCTTTGACGCGTCGCAGCACGGTTTTGATATCGCGCGCGACGGGGGCCTTGCACTTGTCCCCTGCTTCTTGCAGGAGAGATACCAGGAGTTCTACGAGGCTTTTCACGGTCCCTCCTTCATTTTGAGGTGTCCGTCCAAGGCTCGCAGACCAGCTCTGCACACAAGCACCGTTGCGATAACGGAACTTGTACCTTAGCTCAAAGGCTTGTGGCCTAAGAGTGTCAGGTCTCTTGATTGATCAGCTTCAGCAGAAAGGCGTCCGTGAAGAAAGTCCTCCAGGCACTAGCCAGGAGAACCGCATCCGCGGCCGTCATTTGCTTGGCAAAATCGATCGAGATGGTGCACGTGGCCCCGACGGCAATGTTTTGCGCCGGGAGCAGAGGATCAGTGACCGCGGCAGTTCGTGTAAGCTTCCCATAAACACGGTTCCGTTGCGCCTTCTGAGAGTGGCCGAGTTCTGCTTGATACAGAACGCCACTATCGTTCAGCGCGTAGGTCGATTTCTCGGCCTCGGTACCCGTACGTGGGAGGGACTTTGCGACTGCATTGTAGGTCACGACGGCTGGATCTGCAAACAATTGAAACTCCTGCAGCTGATGTTACTTCACGAGGCCTCGGGAAATTCCGAGGGCCCCGAGGATGGCCAATTGCTTCGCCGAAAGGCTAGGCAGCTGGACATTCAGTCCAAAAGGGTTCCCGCCCCCGACGCGAGCCTTCTCGGTTAAACCCGAGCGGCTACGAAAGGGGAAATCGACTCGAGACCAACGATTCTGCGCGGTTTGAGAACCGAGCATCATCACTTTGGCCTCAGCGATTGTCTGCGTATCAGTACGCTTCATGACGTACGAATACTTGCAGACTAAGTTCTCGGCCCAACCTGAGTTCAGGTTGTTGACTGTGTCCCCCACATTGGAGAACCAGTCGATTAGCCAAGTCCACGGGAGCACGTTCCATAGTAACGAGGGTGTCGGCTTGGCGCCGAACAACGCCTCTCTGGCACGTGCTGTCCACTGAGAAGTACCGACGTCGGGGATGTAATATTGGAACCTTCCAACAAACCATGCCCGCGTCGTCGTCTCAGTGGTGACCTTGTAGTCAGTCGTACCCACGGCAATCGTGCCAGGGTTCCCCCCCACATGGATGAAGGGGAGCGCGAAATGCGACGAACTGACAGTCTGGGTCCGATCCGTTTTGATTGTCGCCTTCCTCCGGATTCCCCTACCATTCTCACGAATGATCTGGGCTAGCCGTTTGTCGATGTCCTTCCACAACCCGTAAAGGTTGCGGAGGTCACGAAGGAAAGGTTCCCACCCAAAGACCACGTTGAGGTATTCGCCCCCGAGGGCGCGAAAACCATGCAACGCGACCAGCGAGTCAATCGCTGGGTTGAACGTCTTTGAGACGAGCTGCGACCCGAAACGGTTACTTCCGGGAACGCCGAGAGGCGTGCCTTTAGGTAACTTAAGGGCAGCAAACTTGTCTCCCTCCAGGTAGCGCGCAAGCGCTTCACTGGCGCTCCAGCCTTTGGCTCGAGTGGCGGTGAAAAAGCCCTGAAGGGGTAATGCTGGCAGTTCCTTTAGTTCATAAAGGAACTGACCAAGACTGGCTACAGGATTGCCAGGCTTGGCACGGGAGTAACCCGTTGCGTAGTTGAGTGCACACTCATTCAAGATGGTGGCACTTGACCGCACCCCAGCAAAGGGGTTCGTAGGTTTGACGGTACTAGCGAAGGGGTCCACACCACCAATGGTGTAGCTCCCAAAGTTAATACCACTACGAATGACGTCGAACGAGGGAAGAACTGCATCGTGTTCCACAATTGTGCGCACGGTGCAAAACGGCCCTCCCCCACTCCAGTAACCGTTGTTCAGACGGTGGTGGGGTTCGGACACCAGCAGTGCTTCACCACGCCTACCCCAGATGTATTGTGGAACAGCGGCAAGGTTGCTCCCGTTAGGGAT